CTTCGGCAACCCTGTATTTAGGGTTGTTAACGCAGCAATATTCCCAAAAATCTTCTTTTTTTTGTCTACTATTGACATTATTAACCTCCAATTTCAGTATCAGTAGAGTCTGCTTCTTTATTCTTCTTCATTAAGTCTCTGATTGTTTTGAAGTCGTTGATACTTGCTGTTCCACCACTTCTTTCATTTATAGCTTTTTCAGCGTTACCACTATGTTTAATAATGTCACTTTGAAGTTTGGCTACCTCTAATTTTATTCTAATTGCAGAGTCTTTGATTTTTAATAAATTACCTCTTTCTTTATAGACTTTAGTTATATCGTCAACATCGTTACTTTCACCGTTTGCAGGTGTGTTAGTAGTACTAGTTAACTCATTAATACCCTTTTGGGAATCACTAATTTGTAAACATGCGTCATTATAGGTTTCTTGTAATAACCCCTCTAATGACGTATTATCGTTTATTTTGATATCTTGTTTCTTTTTTCTAGGCAAAATTTCTAAGTTTTAATTAAACGTTATTTATAATAAATACTTCTAAATTAAGTTTTTACGTTAGAAAACTCTAAAAATCGGAATCTTTTAGGATGTCGTACATTACTTTATACCTTTTCATAGCAGACCTTAAATCCTTAGTCGATAGTGAAGTATAATTCCTCATACTTTGTAGTACTGAACTTTTCGCAAATTTGGTCCCATAATTCATAGTTCCAAATATTTCTTCCCAATTACCTAATATTTCTATAAGTGCCTCACCTACCTTTTTCTCATTATCGTTTAACTTCTTTTTGGGTGTGGCATTAGTGTCATCCATTTCCTTTTTAATACCATCTATTATTTTTTTAATGAATACTTCCATAGTGGTTGTATCATCATCAATTATATATGTTAAGTCAGAGCGTTCTTCAATAGTATGTGCAACGTCATCATACTTAGCCGTCTGTTTCATAGCCTTCTCATCCTTAATGAGTAGACCCAAATTATAATTTTTACAAATTGTTCCGTAATAGGAATAAGCTTTAGTACCCTTGGCCTTTTTAAACTTATCGGCTTTTGTTATTAGAAATGAAACAGTATCAATACACTGTTCTTCTAAGGTAAAACCCTTTCTATATAATTTATATTTTTTTATTATAAGTTCTGCCATTCTTTCTAACGGAACTCTTAATACCTCATTATAAATTTTATTTCTTTCTTCGTAAGTTTCAGACTCTAAATATTTTTTAATGGCTTCTTCTTCTCTCGGACCAAAGTATAAATCATTCGTTCTTTTTCGTCCTCTTTTGGTAGCCATTTATGATGTTTGAGTATCGTATGTTATGTTTCTATCTTTCTTATTGTAATACTCTTTCTTAGCAAGTCCTAACCACCATTTAGCCTCAACTGGGTCTAAAGTTTGTCTGTATTCAGAAAATAATGAACCAGCTCTTTGGTTGACGTGTTTATAACCAAACTTAGGTATAACCATAACTTTAACATCATTAAATGTCATTCTTAATAAGAACTCATAAATGAATGTCAATTTAATACTTGGTTTAAACCCACCAAAGTTTTCATAAACTGATTTTTTAATAACCATACCGTCAATGTTAAAATTTTGATACGCTAATAATGCATTGTTATCTAACACACCTAAAGCATCAGAGAAATTGTTTGCCCATACTGCTTCATTCGTGAAACCAATGAAGTTACCACTTGGGTCAACATCAAGAATGATAGGTAAGAAAATACCCATTTCAGTGTGTGCTTGTTGATATTCAACAACATTCTTAAACCATATAGCTGAGTATTCATCATCGAATTCTAGAATACTAAACCATTCAGTTTTTATATTTTCAACACCTAAGTTAACTTGTGATGCGAAATCTGTTTCACCTTCGTTTTCAACGATAGTAACAGATTCTTTATAATCACCGTAATCAAAAGATTTTACGTATGTACTAACCTCACTACCTTTAGGTACCACAATCATTAACGCATCTGGAACTACCTTTTGTACTGTAACACTTTTAACTGCATTTTCAAAAAGTGTTTTATCTGAATCCTCCAATTTATGTACTGGAATGATAACTGTAATATTATTTATATTTTTTTCCATTTTTTTATATATTATTTATTATTCGTTATTGTTTCTTTTTCTTTTGCTTCTGCTGTTTTAATTAGTGCTTCTAATTCAGCTTTTCTATTAGTAACAAGTTTACCATACACATCAGACAATGCTACCTTTTGTTTTTCAGAAGTATATTGACCTTGTGATTCTTTCATACCATCCATTAAGTCAGCTGGTATAGAGTCTTCTAACCAAACCTTCATAAACGTAGCAATTAATTCTGGTATGTTTATAATTGTATTGGTCCAAATACCGTTATTTTTTATTGTAACGTTACCTTCTTCATCTTTAGATTCTAACCATTCTGGTACCAAGTTAGGTATCTTACCGATAACAGGTGTGTTAGACTCGATAGCTTCTAATGGGAACGTACCAAAACCAGCAGCGTCATCAATCCACACAGCTAAACAAGATTGACTCAATTCAAGTGCAAATTGTTCTTTAGTTAAACCCCTTAATTCTTTAAACGTAACCCATTTGTACATTGGGAATTGTAAGTAAAAAGATTTAGCTATTTTAGCAGCATCACCAGCATTTCTAGTATGTATAGTTACAACTGGAGTTTTAGGTTTATCACTATTCTTAAAGTAAGAAGGGATTGAAACTGGTACTACTTGTGTATTAACTGAAGGGAATAAGTTTTTAACATACTTAGCTTGTTTTTCACTTGTAGTAATAACATCGTTAAAACCATAATCAACGTTCCATCTTTTACCGATAGGTAATAACTCTAATAAGTAATCATAACTTTGACAGAATACAACTTTCTTACATGGGAATCCTTTAACTTGGTCCATGATTGTAGAGAACACTTCAGGTATTATAATAAAATCAGCTGGGCCAATATTTAATGTTTGACTTTCAACTGAAAGATGTGGTAATGCAGCATATTCAGCACCTAACCAATCTTCGATACCGAAACCATTTTCGTCACCTTTTAATTTATAATCGTTTTTCTCATGAAGTATGGTTGCTTTATAACCTAAGTCAGTAAGTAACTTAACATGTTCGTAAATATTAGCAACACTAGCAGTTGGGTTTCCCTTGGTGTCTAATGTGAAGAAATAAAGACCAAAATCTTTATTATCTAATTTCGTTAAAACAGTTTTTACTTGTTCAATTTGTTGTTCTATTTGTTTTTCTTTGTCATCCATTGTGTTAATTTTTTAGGATATTATTATTTATTATTATTGTTATTGTTAATCAGCGTCAACTTCCACTAATATTTTTTCTTTTATTAAAGTATTGAATGCTAGTTTAACCGATAATGGTATTTTATCTAATGCTCTATCAGCACCTAGTGATGTATCAAGTTCTTCATTGTAGTCCATTATAACCTCAATACATACTCTAATTATATCGTACTTAGGGCCATCAATTTCTTTACCTTTATAGTAAGTCTTTTCAAGTATCTCAGAACCTGTAATTTTATCGTTTTCATCATAAACCTTTTTAAGTTCAGTATCGGTAACATCTCTTGCTTTCCAATTATCGTCTGAACATATAGCTTTATCTAAAGCTTTAAAATCTATGTAATAAATTAATCCACCAAAATCTATCATTTTATTTAACGTTTTCGTAAGTTGTTATTTTTGTGTTTAGGATTTTATCTCTTAATGTTTCATCTTTGATAAAATCTAAAATTGAATCTATTTCGAAATCAGATGGGGTGTTTTGATTATAAGGTGTTTTTACTTTAACACTAACTTTACCTTCTGGTTTATTTTCTAAAGCTGTTGGGTTTGCTGTGATTAGGACATCTAAACCATCCCATTTATCTTTATGGTTTTGTACAAACCTTAAGTTCTCCATTTTACAACCAACCTTAGATAAAAAGAATAATGTTGATGGGATACTCTTATCAACCTCTCTACTAACAATTTCAAGTTGGTGTTCTTCACCATCTTTAATATCCATGATGAAAGTATTTAATTGGTTGAATACACCGTCATATGTTTGGTCTGCATGACCGAAAATTTCTAATGGTGCTTCTAGGTATAGGAAAGTATTTAACTCATCTACATTTTTAAATGTAAAGAAATCTAATAAATCTAATGAGGTTACATCATTTGTTGTGAGGTTTGTCTCACCGATGTACTTTTGATACGTGTGTATAAATTGAGATATATAATCTCTTAACACTTCATTTAAGGTTATTCCAATCTTCATGTAACTATTATAATCAGAATTACCTCAAAGTAAAGTAATTTTTACGGTTTTTTTTCGAAAAAACTAAATATTTTTCCTCTTACCGTTGTTTTAATATCTTCAATATTTGGTTCTTTTACTGGTCTATCAATGTTTTCAACCCTTACAGCTATTTTATCAGCTATTTTATAGTTATTTAATATTTTAGTTATTATTGGGTTT